CGCGAGCGCGTCACCCGCTGCCTCATCGAAGCCCGAGGCATCCCCGAGATCGTCAGCACCATGCAGGCGGAAATCAAGACCCAGCGCGACTATCGCACCGACCGCGCCGGAATTGCCATCCTGCCGCCCATGCGCGTGCCCGCCAACCGTGGCAAGCTCGACATCATCCTCGGCCCCGCCGTGCAAATCCCCGAGCGCCGCCCCAACGAAATCGGCTGGATGCAACCCCCGCCGTTCGACCAAGGCACCATCGAGATCGAACGCGCCGTCCGCCGCGATGTGAATGAATACTTCGGCATGGCAGGCGAGGGGGTTGATCCCAACTACACCGCCCTCGTCCAGCAGCACACGGTGGACCGCTGGCTCCGCGACTTCAAAGCCATCGTCACGCAGACCTATCAACTGATGCAGCAATACATGCTGCCCGTCCAAATCCTCCGCGTCTCTGGTGGACAGGCTCTCCCGTTCCAAGCCGACCGAGAAAGCATTCAAGGCAAGTTCGATTTGATCGTGGATTGGGACGCCCGCAACCTCGATGCCGAAGCCCTCGGAGCCAAGCTTGACTACATCAGCAAAGCCATCGTGCCGATGGATACCGCCGGAGTCATCGACCGCGCCGGGCTTATCAAATTTATTATGAGCGCCGTCGATCCAGTTCTTGCCGAAATGCTCGTCCGCGACCCCGGCCCCGCCGCCGCGATGGAAGCCAACGAAGAACAACTCGCCTTCACAAAGATCGCCGCAGGCACCGAGCCCGAACTTCCCGCCGAAGGGCAAAACCACCAGCTCCGCGCCCAAGTCCTCCAAGGCATCATCGCCGCCAACCCCGCCCTCCAGCAGCGCATCCAGCAAGACGAGATTTTCCGCAACATGATCGAAGCCCGCATGAAGGGCTTCAACTTCCAGCTCCAGCAACAGCAAAACGCCCAGATCGGCCGACAAGGCACCCTGCCCGCGTTGCAACAAGGAGGCCCGCAATGAAGGCCACTCCCTACCGCACCGTCCGCGATGGCGTGATCTCCCGCATGGGCATTGATCCCGACCAACCGCTCATGGCCTCGCAGGCTTCCGCGCTCGCCGAGTATTTGACCACCGCTGCCGCGACCGCTTGGACATTCTTCGATTGGCCCGAGGTTTATTTGACCGAGGCCCGCACGCCTGCGGGCGAGGGATTCCAGACCGGCGTCTACACCTACGAGTCCGACTATGTGGGAACCACCTCCTATATTGGCCGCGCTGTGCAGGGCTCGTCGTTCGCTGATCTCGAATGGCGAATCAAGCGCGTCACCACGACCGCTGCGGGCGATCTTCTGAATATCGACACCGCCGTGAATGTCGCGTGGGACGACCGCACGACCGCGACCTACATCGAGACCAGCGCGAATGAAGCCGCCGAGGATGAGTTCCCCTACATTCCGCTTGTTGCGCAAGGTCTGAAACCTATCGGAACGGTGCTGAAAATCTACGACCGCAATCCTCACGAATGCGGTTCACAGCCACTCACGAAGACCTTTTGCCATGTCGTCACCGACGACCGCATCCTCATCACCGATACCAGCTACACGGCGGGCGAGCCGGTCTGGGTGGAGTTCTCGCTGCCTCAGCCGAAATTCACAGCGACCGCTTTCAACTCTTCCACCGCTTACGCAGCGGGCGATCTCGTTTACTACAACACCACCGGCGACTGCTACGAGGCGCTGCAAGACACGACCGGCAATCTCCCGACGAACGAGGAGTTCTGGCTGCGCCATCGCATCCCCGCCTTCCTCGCTGATTACCTTAAATTTTACGCACTCGCTGAAACGCTTTCCGAGGACGGCCAGATGGACAAAGCCAACTACCAGTTCGCCCGCGCCGAAGGCATCCTCCAACAACGCATGGACGACGCCTGGCTCCGCAAAGGCGAGGTCCGCCGCTACTCCGCCAGCTTCCAATAATCACCCCTTGACACCCTTCACCATAATTAAATTAACGACATGAGCAACCCTACCGTCCAGATCGCCGCCCGCTCCTCTGCTGGCATCGTGCAACCCGTCCAAGCCACTCCTGATGGGGCTCTGCGGGTCACGACCGGATTTCCGCTTCCGCTTTACGACAAGTTTGAAGTCTTCAAAGTCGGGGCCACGAACAACACCGATTACACCGAATACAGCTTTGGCGGAACCGCAGTCGCCCGCATCCGCATGACCTATTTCGGCGGCGTGCCCACGACCGACAACGCCCAACTCAAAACCTCGTTCATTCAATTTCCGCCCTTCGCGTAATCATGTCACAAGTCGCCTTCGATCCACTCACCGGCACGATTATCAGCACCACCGCTCAGGTGGCGCAGCTTGACTCCTCGGGCCAAGTCTCCGGCTCGATGATCCCGGACGAGTTCGACGATGTGCAGACTTTCCCCACCGTCGAAAATTTCCCCGCGCCTGGCTTGGTGGGCCGCATTTACTTTCCCGCAGATACCAACCTCCCACACCGCTGGGATGTCGAAACACTTTCCTATCTACCCATCGTCGCCGATTCGGACGGCGGTGAGTTCTAGGATTAACCCCGCAGAACAACCCAAACACCCCCCAATAAACAAATGGCAAACATCCTCAGAATCAAACGCCGCCTCAGCGGTGCCGCTGGAGCCCCCTCCACAGCCAATGCAGGCGAACTCGCTTGGAACAAAGTTGACGGCAAACTCTATGTAGGCGATGGCGTCGAGAACATCGTTCTCGCTGGCCCCGGCCACTTCGCCACCCTCAGCCAGCTCTCCTCCGAGACCTCGGCCAGAGAAGCCGCGATCACCAGCGTATCCTCGGATCTCTCCTCCGAAGTCACCCGTGCGACCGCAGCAGAAGCCGCCCTCGGCGTTCGCATCGACAATGTTCTCTCGAATGTTGACGGAGCCGCCCTCGACTCGTTGACAGAGGTCGTCGCCGCCTTCGAGGCCGCAGACAGCAACCTCAACGGCGCGATCACCACGCTCGCCAACAGCGCCTCCAGCGCCCTCAGCTCCGCTGTGGCCACGCTCGAAGCCGCCGACTCCACCCTCCAGTCGAACATCGACAGCGAAGCCTCGACCCGCGCCGCCAATGATTTGACCCTCCAGGGCAACATCGACAGCGAGGCGACCACCCGCTCGAACAACGACGCGACCCTCCAGAGCAACATCGACAGCGAAGCCAGCACCCGCGCTTCGGCCATCAGCGCCCTCGACAGCCGAGTGGTCGTGCTCGAAAACGCCTCCGCCGACGCCCGCCTCGATGAGGTGGAGTCTGACATCGCCGCGCTTGAGAGCCGCGCCAGCACCATCGAGAGCGACGCCACAGCCCTCACCGGCCGCGTCTCCACCGCTGAAAGCGCCGCAACGACCCTCGCTGGTCGTGTGACGACCAACGAAGGCGACATCGATTCCGTCGAAAGCCGCGTGCTCGCGCTCGAGACCGAAATCGACGGCGGCAGCTTCTAATAGCTCCCTCCCCCCACAGCGGCGGTGCGGTTCCAGCCCGCGCCGCCGCCACGGGGCCACTGCTTAAAACTTAATCCTTAAAACTTAAAACTTCCTCAATGGCCACGGTCATCAAGCTCCTCCGCAGCACGGTAGCAGGCCGAGTCCCCACCGCCGCGCAAGTGGCCGAAGGGAGCCTCGCCCTCAACCTCGCCGACCGGCGATTGTATTCAAAGGACCACACCAACGAAGTTTTCAGAATAGCCCGTCCCCGCGACCCCTCAGACTACCAACTCCTGCACGCTGCGGACGGCAACCACCTCTACCTCGGCCGCCTCGCTTGGGCAGACTTCCCCGCCTCCGGCCCCGCCGAGGACTCCACCGCCTGGACAATTTACAAAATCACCACCGACGCCGCAGGCAATGTCGTCTCGGAGCAATCCGCCACCGGCGCGTGGTCTTCTAAACAATCCCTCCAATTTTCTTAAACCCAAAAAATCCAAACACCATGAACGCTACAGCACCCATCGAAATCGACGGCAAACAATACCCGAAACTCTCGCTCAATTTGGCCATAACGGGCCGGTATCTGGGCGATGGTTCTTCAGACGCAAATGTTGCCATGCGTCTTGTTCCTACCCGCATTGAGGACGGCGAAGTCATCGCCGCAGACGAAGCAGCCATCGGCATTGCGCTTGGATCACTGGCTGGCAGCGACGAAGCCACGCAGCAAGCTGTGGGCGCAATACAAGCCGCTCTCCAATCCTACATACAAGCGAAAGGACTTTAAGCCATGGCCACCTACTACGCTCGCAAGGCGGGAAATATCAACGCCACAGATGTCTGGGCTACCACGCCCACCGGCACAGCCAGCAACTTTTTCCCGACATTCACAAGCGCCGATGTGTTGATGTCAAACTCGTTTGCCATCACCGTGAATGTCAGCACAACGGTTGCTGAAGTTCGCAACGACACAACCGGAGGAGCGACGATTGGAGGTTCTTTTAGTTTGAGCGCCGGAGTTACTTTGGCGGCTGATTTGTATAATGCCGCAGGAAATGTAACACTGCTCACCTGCGCAATCACTGCGCCAAGCAGCGCTGCGATTGTTTCAAATGTTATTCGCAACGCGTCATCAAGCGGAAACACTTCTGCCGTAAACAACACTGGTTCTGGCACTCTCAATATCTCGGTGAGCAATAATATTACCGGGGGAGCTGGCGGCGCTGGAATAGCCCGCGCCGCTGGGGTCAACGCTGGAGGAGGAATTGTGAATATAACCGGCAATGTTACCGGAGGGACGCACGCCTCCGCACCGGGAGCGCAAGCGAATGGAGGAATGCTTAATATCACTGGAATAGTCACAGGGAATGTTGGCCCCGGCGCGGCCAATATGTTGAGTGGAACGACTACCATTATTGGACCAGCTCGCGGAGGAGCGTCTGCCGTGGGCGCGATAAATGAATCGACAGGGATGCTTGTGGCGACCCGAGCAGTTGGCAACGCCTACGGCCCTGGGAATGTTGCTGGCCTTGCCGCAACCGTCGGAATTTCAAACGCAGGACTTGGAGTGGTC